GAGAAGGGCGAGCCAATGAGAAAGAACGTCCAAGCGAAAAGCTGGGTGGGCGTGGCCGTGGCGGATGTGCTAAAGTTAGACATGGAAAAGAAACACGAGAAGGCGAAGGTCAAGGCGATCGTGAACAAGTGGCTCGAGACAGGCGTGCTCAAGGAGGCCGAGTGGAAGAGCGGGCGCGATGGGCGCGAGGTTCCGGTGATCGTCGTCGGCGAGTGGATCAAACGCGAGGAGGCGGGGCTGTGACCATTGCCAAAGAGAAAGAAGAGATCATGCGCGTCGTGTACTGCGAGGCGTGCGATATGTACGAGGTCGAGTGGAACGGAAACAACAGCCGGTGCCAGCCGCTGAACAGCGACGAGAACGTGGCAGAGGCGATCAAGGTTATCTCCGACACCATGGAAGACTTGGAGCAGCTCGAGCTTGTTCTCGGGGCGTATCTGATGCGGGATATTATGCGTCCGCACTTACCGCACTAGAGGTGCGGAGTGGTGCGGAAGGTGCGGAAAATAAGCCGTAAAACCCGCCGCCGCACCTCTAGCGTATAGTATACGCTAGTGCGGCGGAAGTGCGGAGGCTTATGATTGTAGGTGCGGAGGAAGTGCGGTGGCATGGTTTAGTGAAGGAGGATTAGCATGGCCAAGAAGAGCTACATAACGACAGGGAAAGCAAAGGCGAGAGGAAGAGATGCCGTTGGCAATGTAAAGCCAGACGAGGATGCGCTGGTCATTAAGGCGGCTGTGTGGGGACAGCTTGAGCCGTTGCAGAGAGTGAGCGAGGAAAAGATTAGGCGCTGGGGCGATCAGTTGCCGAAGTGCGTGCCGCCGGAAATGGCTGGGCGCTTCGAAGCTGCCTACGAAGCACTCGAGGCTGCGGTACTGGCGAACGACGTCGTCACGACGCACGAGGTGTGCGGGCAGCTCATCAGAGCGTGGGGCGTGCTCGAGAAGACGGCGTTAGCCGCGGGGCACGAGCCGCTTAAGGAGAGCGCTTGGTGCGTGCAGATGGAGGAGGGTGATATTATGTGTATCGCATTCCACGGGCACGCAGAGCTGCGGAAGAAGTATCCGCACTGGACAGTGTACAGCGTGGGCGACGCGTGCAGGATCCGACGGGCTGACTGGACTGCGTCGTTCTTGGACAAGGCATACGACAGCTTCCCGAATGCGAAGCTAACGAAAGTCGTGTATAACGGCGAAGACAAGGCGCCGATCAACTGGGACTTAGGAGGAGATGATATACCGTGGTAGGTGAAGTCGGAAAAGCGAAGATGGCAGCGTTAGACGCTGTCGGAGAAGATGACATCTTCGAGCGTATCGCGCAGGGCGAGACAATGCAGATGCTGTGCAAGCAGTACGACATAGGAACGAAGCTCTGGTATAAGTGGCTCGACAGCGTCGAAGGACGCAGGGGTCGTTACAACGCAGCGCAGGCAGAAGCTGCACACTTCTACGCGAACAGAGCGGTGCAGACGTCACAAGCTGCAACGCCTGACATGGTCAACGTGGCGAGACTTCAAGTTGATACTGATAAGTGGATCGCGTCTAAGCTCAACGCGCAGTACGACACGAGACAGCGTGACGTCGCGATCAACATCAGCGTCAACGACTTGCACGCGCAGGCCGCTGCGCTGCTCAACAACGTGATCGAGGGCGACGCTGTCGAGGTTAACGATGATGGCGATTGAAGCGCGAAAACACACATCGGCGCAACACTGCGCACGCGCGCGTGCGCGTAATCGAACGAGCGTTCAATTGCAAGCTCGAACCACTACATCTTGTGCCATTGCGTTATTTGCATGGCTCGATAATGCACTGCATCGCGCAAACGCCTTATTTATATGTCGCATGCAAGAAATGGAATTTAACATAATCGACATTATCGGAGCGACCTATGCGCCTCGCGCATACCGGCGCCGAGCGGCCGCGTTTGACCCCCCCCTCGCAAAAGGCGGGCGGGTGCAAATGCTAATGACCTCCCCACGCACCCGCACCCCCTACACCCCCCCGGACCCCTTTACCGGAGTGTTAACATGATCCCCGAAAAAAATGATAACCCGTTCTTGACGTTGATGCGCCGCTACCACAGCGACCCCGTTGGCTTCGCCCGCGAGGTGATCGGCATCGAGCCTGACGAGTGGCAAGTTGAGCTCTTAGACGCGATCGCAGCGCCCGCTGAGCGGCGCATATCCGTTCGTTCTGGTCATGGAGTGGGTAAGTCGACGGCCGTCGCGATGGCTGCGATTTGGCATGTGCTTATGCGCGTGCCGAGTAAGACGGTTGTCACCGCCCCCACGTCATCGCAGTTGTTTGACGCCTGCTTCGCGGAGATGAAGAACGTGGCCAAGCGGCTCAAGCCCCCGTTTAGCGATTTGCTCGAGATCAAGTCTGATCGTATTGAGTTGAAGAGCCAGCCGGAGAGCACGTTTATATCATGCCGTACAAGTAGAGCCGAGCAGCCGGAGGCATTGGCCGGTGTCCATAGTCAGAACGTTTTGCTTATAGCCGACGAAGCCAGCGGCGTGCCCAACGCGGTCTTCGAGGCTGCGTCTGGCTCGATGTCCGGCCACAACGCGACGACGGTGCTCACGGGCAACCCGACGCGGAATACTGGCTTCTTTTACGACACGCACAATCGTCTGCGCGAGGACTGGTACACGATGCATGTGAGCTGCGTTAGTAGCCCGCGCGTGAGCGAGGACTTCGTTGAGGACATGAAGAAGCGGTACGGCGAGGACAGCCCCGCGTATCATGTGCGCGTACTTGGCAACTTTCCCCCGAGTGAGGAGGACACGGTGGTGCCTGTGTCGCTGATTGAGCACGCGATGAACAACGAGATCCGCATTGATGAGGATACGCCGGCTATTTGGGGCTTGGACGTCGCGCGGCAGGGCAACGACAGCAGCGTGTTATGTAAAAGACAAGGCCCAGTGATCCATCCTCTGACGGTCTGGCGAAATCTCGACTTAATGCAGCTCACGGGCGCCGTGAAGGCGGAGTATGATGCGCTGCCGCCGTCCAAGCGCCCGATCGAGATCATCGTTGACAGTAATGGCTTTGGGGCTGGCGTGCTCGATCGCTTGCGGGAGCTTGAGCTGCCGGCGCGTGGTCTGAACGTGGCGGAGAGGTCGTCGCAGAAGGAGACGTACATCAACTTGCGCGCTGAGCTGTGGTTTAAGGCGAAGGCGTGGCTGGAGGGTATGGACGTTAAGCTGCCGAAGGATGACGCGTTGTATGCGGATCTTGCGGCGCCGCGGTATCACTTCACCAGCTCGGGCAAGATGCAAGTTGAGAGCAAGGAGGCGATGAAAAAGCGCGGCGTGAACTCTCCCGACCGCGCTGATGCTGTGTGCTTGTCGCTGGCGAATGACCACACGACGATGGCGTTTGGTAGAGCGTCAGCGGGAAGCTGGAGCAAGCCGTTGAAGCGTAGCATTCGTGGGGTGGTTTAGGTGCGATCCCGCGGCCCCTTGACTGCGTAGCGCTTTTTGACTTGCTGCACGGCTTGGTGCGTCATGCCGAGTTCTTTCGCTATTGCGCGGTTTGTGAAGCCCTCTTGGATCATTTCGATGGCCAGTTGTATATGCTTGCGCGCGCCTATGCGTGACGCGATCGTGCCGACCGTGCCTTGGTTGATGCCGAGGTGCTCCGCGATTTGTTTTTGCGTGTATCCCTCCTTCGTCATGCGTATGATTGTTGCGTGGCGTTCGGCTTTGACGTGCTTGCCCTCGACCGACTTTTTCTTGTGATCCTCTGGGTGCACGATTGGAGTGCCCCAGCGCCTGCGGAACGCTTGCACGTCCGTGCGCGCGACCTCCTTCATCATGTCCGCGATTTCCGCCTCTGTGGGCGTGCGTCCGTTGTCCTGCACGAACTTCGTTATTGCGTTCATATGTTAAATCCCTCTTTCCTGCGATTTTCTACGAATTTCTTGAGATCCTGTTTGGCGTACCAGTAGCGGCTGCCGGCGGATGGCGACGCGTCTCGTTTCGTCCACGCCTCCATCCAGAAGTCCACTTGCTGCTTCAGGAACTTGTACTCGGCCTCAAGTGCCGGCGGTAGCTTCTTTTCTGGCATTCTTTTTCCTCATTGCCTTTGCTGCTCTTCTT